GTTCGTAGTCTTTATCTGCTCACGCTTGTAACCGTTCTCTTCAAGCAGATGATCTACAACCACGCCGCTCATGCCTGAGAACGGCTTACCCTTCTCAACGTCCTTACGCCCTGGACTACGACTAACCAGCACAACCTCAGCATCCTCCGGGCCGGTGGTGTAAGCAGCGTCTTTGCGCTGCAACGGGCAGCCGTCACAATCTGCGAGAGGATGCTTATTCGTCATGGCTGTGGCTTGGGGTAGATGATATCGCGTAGATTTGGCTGGAAGAAACCATCGCCCTTAATGACCTTACCGTATTCGTCACGATGAACGGTACCGTCCTCGTCAACCTTGCTCATGTTGCTAGCGTGAACTTCGGCGAAGCACCTGTCGAGCGGAATACCGAATGATACCGCTGTACCACACAGCACGTAGATAAGGTCACAGATAGCGTCTGCGTATTCAACGAGGTTCTCGTCTACCCATGCGTCTTCCAGCTCTTTCCACTCTTCTACGTGCAAACGCTGTCTGAGCGTGAACAGTGCTTCTTGCTCGTCGTTCTCATGCGAGAAGTCGATAGCGTGGTGCTGAACGTGAAGACCGAACTTCTCATGGAACTCTCTTACCATCTCAAACATGGTCATCATCGTTGTCCTCTTGCTCCTGCTCAGTAGGTTCATCCTGCTTGAACGATCTAAACATGCCTTCGTAGAATGCGGCTACGATTGCGGCAGCTTCGATCATAGACGCTCCATCACTTCTAGCACCTCTAAAAATCATAAGAGCCTGACGACCTGTATCCTGCCACAGTATGTTATCTTCGATGTTAGTGATTGGATCAGTCACTAGCTCAGCTCCTGAATGATCGTGGTTGCGAGGCGCATAAGCTTACTCTTGGCATCCTCAACACTAATAGAGGACAAAGCGTAAAAGACCCAATAGCCACCTTCACTGTTGTAGTCGATGCGCCAGTTAGGTGCGTCAAGAGGAATTTTCAAGTAGACTTCGTGCCTAGAGCTTTCGGCGATAAGTGGCTTACGTTCAAATTCTTCTGGCTTAGCCATTATGGATGCTGCCTCCCATGCTTGTTGCGCTTACCGCGACGAGAGTGCGTAGGACGGTCACGGCCTGGGCCTTGCCGAGTTGTCAGTTCAAGATAGAGAAATGCATCGGCAGTAGGTTTATCCTTGAACTTCTGCGGAACGGCTTTCTTACTCTTCATAGTATTGACTCTCCGGTGGCTCGGGTACCAGCTCGTTGAAGATGTGCGGCAGACCTAGCGCAGTAAGCAACTTGTCTGCTGTATCGGTTCTAACCATGTCCTGCTTGTTATTCAGGATACGAACGATAGAACCCTCGGATATCCCTGCATTGTCAGCTAGCGCACCTAGCGTTCGTCCCATGTCTACCCACTCTTGGATATAAGGCCGCAGGTCTGAGCAGAGAACACCTTTATATATGTTTCCGTTCTTAGCTATCTTCACGGTAGTCCTATACCTCAACTGTTTCTCTAGTTGACTGATACGTTCTTCCGTAGCTGAGTGCAGCTTACGGAGAGTTTGTAGTTCCTCTAGTATCTGCTTGTTATTGTCCAACGGAGGGGATCGGCAAGCTACTGACGATTTCCTGCATGACGGCTTCCAACCTGCTGTGGAGGTTTTCGATAGTACCGTTGTTTACGACGATGTAGTGGACGAGTTCTTCGTCTAGCCCTGCTTCGCTAACGTGTACATCTGGCCCTTGAACTGTGTCGCGTATAATCTCAATAACGTAGTCGCACAGTGTAACTTCGTTATTGAAGCGAACGTCGCTGATGACGTAGTTGTCCCTCATCGTGCCTTCGTCCATCCGGCGCTTAAGCTGGTCAACCCAGAAGCTAGGCCCAAAGATATTCCTACCCATCTCAGTGCCGAAACGCTGAAGGAACGTTCTCAACGGCATATCAGTCATATGATCGTAAGCGCCGAGGATTGTCTCATGTTGCACTTCAAACCGGATGCGAGCACGGTTGTTGTTCTTATACCTATCCATGTACTCCACAGGGATATCGAACAACTCAGCAGCAGCTTCCTTAAGTACATCAGCATAGGCAACCCTGGTAAACCCGTACTTGTCTACGAAGTACTGAGCGGCGGTGTCCTTGCCTGTACCCTTACGACCTGTAAACCCAATGACCATTACAAGTCTCCGAAGTAGAGAATTGCAAAAAGAGCAGCACCGATCAGAATTGCGAAGATCAAGTCACGTACGGTGATAAGCAGGATACCCTGCCAACTGTCTCTATCGTAGCTTTTAGACATTAATCGCCTTTCTCTTGTAGGGCAGCGCGAGCGATCTTTGTAGCTGCACTAGGCTCCCGCTCGATCTCCCGCAGCGCCGCTTCTAACCGAGCTATATGGTTGTACACGTACTTAACGTCTTTGTTGAAGTGAGGCTCGTCAGGGCCACGAAGACGTATACGACCAAGCGCAATTTGCCAGTGTCTCACTACTTGAACCCACCATGCTTAGTGTATTCCTTCTTGGTAGTATCCTTCACTCGCATGCCAAGCTCACTAGCAACTCTATTAGCAGCGCGCATGGCATTAGACTTGCTGAAGTAAGCCTCGCTCACTGACAGGTCTTCCTCGTTAGCAGCAACGATAACGTAGTAGTACCTGTTAAGCGGATTCAGGCTCTTGTTCTTACGAACTTCGATACGCATAGTTTGCTCCTTTACCGAGCGATGATGATACCGCTGTTGGGAGTTGTCACACCCTGAGTGATCTTGGCCTTGGTGATACCACTACGAAGGTCTTGCAGTTTAGTGAGGAATCGACGGCGGTAACGGTCGTTGAAGTCTTCAATGTCGATGACTTCCATTTCGATTAGAACGTTAACGACCGTCATAAGCTGAACGTCCAGTGCGAAGATATCGTGTTCAACCGCACCAGGGTTAAGACCCAACTGGTTCCAGTTAGCGACTTCCTCGTTGAGTGCGTCGATCAGTCCTTGCCCACCAAGCTCAGTAACCGTTTCTGCGTCCTTAACCTCTGGACGGCTGCGAGTCCCTGGGACTTTGCCTACGTCGGCCATATCCTAATACCCCTTCCTTCCTTCTTAATGCGGATATCACCGCGTTGAATGAGAGTTTCCAAGATGTTGTCGATATCACGCGCCCACAGCTTATGGTTCTGCATGAGTTCAGACTTGGTAACACCGGGCTTGTTCTTCACGGACTTAAGGAGCTTCTGAAGCTGATGCTCGCTCTGTGTGCGACCAGCGTTGTGGAGCAGTGCAACAGAGTCCTGACCCCACCGCTGGATATAACGTGCAGCGTTGGTCATATCAACGTCAGTGACCTTAATCGTGTCATCCTTCCCAGGGTTCTGACGTACCGCAGCAAGCAGTACCCCGAGCTTCAGACAACTAAACGCCATACGAATGAACGTAGGCACAGCAAGGTCTTTCATCGCTGAGTTGTTCGCTTCGTAAGTAAGCGTGCTTTCGATGTGATTGAACAATTCCCAGGCTTTCGTAGTTAGATGTGCTTCCTGCTTGATCGGGATAGTCAGCTTGTTACCGAGCAAGTTGCCGTACTTGGTGTAGTTGGTATGAACCTCTACAAGCTGGTCTACGATCTTCTCCCTACGGTCAACGTTCGCTGTGGTCGGTGGGCCTGTAAGCCTCATACGTGACAGGTCGGCTTCCCCTGACACTACGAGGAAACGTGGTAAGAACCCGCTTAGGACATACGACTCGTTAACGAGTTCGTAGACCCTATCGCGGATACCCCCTCCAAAGAAGATAAATACCGGGTTAGTGACAGTGATGGTGTCACGCCGTAGCATTCGCGTGAGAAACGCTGGACTGTCGTATAGCAAAGTAAGAGTCTCTGGAAAGCCTGCAAGGTAATCCTTCCTATTGATCTCGTCAAACAAACGAGACACTTCATCCATGTACATGAGACTCGTCTTATGTGGTCTACTGCTCAGACCCGACATAATACCCTCGGCGGTACCACCTGTCGCAAGCATGGTGTCGTCGTCCACGGTATTGATGATATCGGTAACCATCGTCATGGACGTACTCTTGCGCGCTAGTGAACTGTCGCCGAGTACCAACCCCCACAGGTTCGGGATGATGGTACCCCAGTTAGTCGGTATCTTGATGGTATCAGCAAGTGTTGCACTAAGCAGCATTGCAGCACCGAGTTCGTGGTACTGAGTCGGGGCATCGGTACTAGCACTAGCCCACTCTTTGTACACGTCGATGAAGCACTCGTTTCCGGCGTCGGGAGAAACCAGCTCAGGCATCTTAAGCATGCTCTTGGCATCCATGATGGTAACGAGCTTACGATGCTGTACATCGTTCTTCAGCACGTCACGCCATAGATGCTTCGGGTGCCTGCGATCCCGAGCGTACTTGTTGCATGCAGCAGTTGAAGCGATAGTGTACGCCTCAACGGTAGTCATACCCGCTTCGATGCAAATGGAGATTAGCCGCCATAGCAACCCTGACCAGTTCTCGTCAGGATCGGGCGGTGTTGTATACAACGACGCAAACGCTGTCTTGCCGAGGTCTACCTGATACTTGTAGAGAATGCTGTCTACCGTGGGTAGCTTGTCAGCATCAGGGAACGGCTCATCGAATACGTCGTCACCGGTATCTTCTCTAAGAGCGTCAACTTCCATCTGCTCAAACACGTCGCTATCGACCGGCGTTTCCGTAGCCGACAACAACAGCACTTCAGCAGGATCATCGTAGTTGTAGTTGTAAGTGAGTGGAACCCTCAACAACTGAGTCAAGTCCCAACCACTAGGATCAGCCCCGTTACTGTTGTAAGCGTAGGCGATACGCTTACTGTAGTCTTCCTGCACGTCCGGCGGTACTGTGCTATCCAACCTCCACAGTGCTTGGTACCGCGAAGGTGAAGATTGCAGGACTACGCTTGGATACGGGTTAACGTACTCAGGCTTGCATGTATCGAGGTCAGCCCATACCAACCGGCCAGGTAGACAGTGTTCCTTCCGTCGGGTCTTATCGTCCAACAGGCTAGTACAGAAGTAAACGTTATTACCTGTTGTGTTCTTTTCGATATAGTCCAGCGCGTTCTTCTTTTCCGTGGGCCAATCGAAGAATCTCTGCTTCAGCTTTCGCTGCGCCTGCTTCGGGTCGATAAGACCAATACAAAGGTAGCCGTTATCGCTACCAAATAGGTAATCGAAGAACGTGCTACGAATCTCTGTCTGTTTAGTCGGCATAGGACAGGGACATGGCTAAGGGGTCACCCGAAGGTAACCCCTTTTACCATGCCTACCGATCTTGTTAGATCAGCGAGCTTCCTGCCGCCACTTCACTTCTAGGCTTGACAGCCTTCACGTCGTTGCTCGGCTCCCAACCCCTCTCAGGATTCCCAGGGTTAACAGCGAGCGTAACGCGGCACTCGCGCCCAACGAGGTCATCGAACTCAGGCTCGAACTCGGAGCTAACGACCTCAGACTCTTCAAAGCCAATAGCCATGAAGAACCTAGCGAGCATGCCGTCGAACATCGGCTTCTTGTCGTACTTCTTGCCGTCCACCTTCTCAGGTGCGATGATGAAAGAACGGAAGACACGGCGGTTATCGTACTCGCCACCGTCGATCTTGAACTGCACGTTGAGCATGTCAGTTCCGGCAGGCAGCTTAGCACCGTCAGAACCCTTGGTCTGCTTCATCGTGACTTCGTACACCGTCGCGTCGTACGTACCAGCCGGAAGCGGCTCAAAGCCCTTCAGGTCGGCCTGTGACATATTGAGATTAAGACCCAACTTTCCTCTCCTTTACTTGCCGTTGTTTGTGGCGTTGATCGTATGCCACATATCAGGAATGGTGGGATTAACGATAACCCCTACCATACTACCGTCCGAGTCCCTGCCAAGACTATCGGTGCGATCCTTGGCAATGACCTTCTCGCTTGCTGTGATCTGAAGAATCCTGTTCCTCACCGCACCATTCTTTTCCTCCTTAACACGCAACATTCCGACAATATCGAAGAACCCAGGAGCATCGGCACGCATCTTACCAGGCAGAGCCGGGTAGTATGACGTAACGTTGGTCTGCTCGTCCTTCACGCTACTGAGCAGTGTAGTCATAATGGTATGAACAGGCAAGTCCTTGTAACCACGGATGATACGCCGTAGTCGTTCCTGAGACTTACCCCACGCTCGTTGCGATGGAACGTCCTTATCGGTTCTTTCGGGCTGTCGGTTGTATTCCTCCTGCATCACGGTACGCATGTCCAGCTTCTGAAGTTCACTGAGGGAGTCAATGATGACTGTCTTGTAGCCTCCACCGTTATGCTTCTGAAGCTCGTCATGTACCTTGACGATGGTATCTATGTCGCGCACCTGAATCACGTCGATATCGGTTCTAGTCCGAAGCGACGTAACCCCGCCTTCAACGTCGAGGATTAGGATAGGTGCGGTATCAGGATGATCCGCAGCACTACCGGCTAGAACAGTCTTACCCACACCTGGCTCACCGTAAATGAGCAGGTTCATATAAGGCACACTCTCTGCCGGGGGCATAACACCTAGACTATCGCGCAACGCACTGTTAGCGGTTGGCTTAGTCTTTTGGGCTGTAGCTATGATTCACCTCCTTTCATACTTTAAGCAGTTCCATGAGCAGGTGTCCGATCTGCTGTCCACCCGAACTACCGTACTCAGCAAGCCAACAGTCGGTAAATCCATACATCTTGAAGTCGCCACCCTTATATCCCTCAAACACCTTATCGAGACAAGGCTTCACAACTTCAAGAGCTTCAGAAACCTTCTGAGCATGGGTAGGCTCAAACGCCAACTGATCGTAGTAGCCACGATACGAATGTGGTTTAGCGAATCCGACCTTAAGTACTGTATTGGGGTCTTCGTTCTCCAACCACTTAATCAGTTCTTCAAGACTGAAGTACGTCTTAATCGTTTCAGTAAGCATTACTCGTCTACCTCCCGTCCGTAATGGTGTTCGTTGTAGTAGCCCTTACAGAACTCACACCATACAAGACCTTCACGCGATGGAGCCTGGTTGACCGGCGCTTTGCGCTCGTTGTCCTTCTTAAGCAGAGCAGCAATAGTAGCGGGGTCAAGACTCGTCATCGTCTTCACCTATGATTACGACGTTCTCCATGTCAACCTTACCATTACCTATCGC